TTCAAAACAATTTAAACGGTTATTATTCAGCATACTGATGAACGGATATATCATCGTACTTCCAACCGCCACGCAGACAAGCGAAGCACGGGCAAAGCAAATCACGCGAGAACTCTACAACATCTCACGACCCGTACTCATTCAGGCAGAAGGCGAAGCGGCTTCAACCGTGTTCGGAATCGTTACGCATCCTGACGGAATCCAAAACGCTTTGCAGGTGGATACGGATTACCTGATCCACGTTCACCCCGCCGCGACGCTGGAGAAGCTCGTGGCGTGCTTTCCTGAGCTGACGAACGATGAGCGGTACAGCCTCAGCAGTTACGTCCAGACTAATAAAAGTTTTCCCTTTGCGCACATCATTCCAAGCACGACGACCGTGCGCGATCACGATAAAATGACGGCGCTGGGATGGTTTTCCGATGAATCAGAAATTGACTAAATTGCAGCCATGAAGGTTACAATCATGAAAGCGTGCAAGCTGCGCGGAAATAACTGGAAGAAAGGCGACACGCCAAACGTTACAACCGCATTCGCTGAAGAGCTAAAAAAAAAAGGCTACTTAGACGCGCCAAAGAAAAAGACCGACGAAGAATCTAACGACATAACAGAAGAATAAAATGGCCATTTTTAACGGTACAGAATTGGGCGTATATATCGACAGCACGTTGATTGCAGCCGCCACTGATTGCTCGCTTTCCTTGAGCATGGAAACCATCGACATCACAACCAAAGACAGCGCTGGATGGCGTGAACTGCTCGCTGGCACGCGCTCAGGCTCCATCAGCTGCAGCGGTTTGATTGATTACAGCGATACGGACAACAACAAAGACACCACCGACTTGTTCGTGGCTTTCGAGAACCGCACGGCTTTGTCTTTGACGTTTGAAAAGGCAAACGAAGTGACGGGCGATTTGTCATTTGCTTGCACGGGTTTCTTGACGAGCTTGGAGCAGTCAGGCGGCACCGAGGACACCGCGACGTACAGCGCCACGTTTGAAATCAGCGGCGTAATTACCGACACGGCAGCTTCATGATAGAAATCAACGGCACGGATTATCCTGTGCGCTATTCTATGAAGGCGCTGAAAAAGTTTGAACGCAAAGCGAAAGTGAACGTGTTCAGCTTGTCGGATCCGTCGAAACTCAGCGCCGAGGCGTGCGCGTATCTCTGCTTCGTTGGAGTGGAGTGCGGATGCGATTTCGAAGGCGTTGAATTCAACATGGAGCTTGCAGAGTTTGAAGAGCATATTACGCTGGCTCACGTTACGCAGTGCTTCGATGTTCTCGGCGAGTACAGCGACCAAAAAAAAAGATAGACGGCACCGACGAGCCAATAGGCTGGCCAGAAATGATACGGATGGGGATGGGCGTGCTTCGCCTATCCCCTTCTGCGTTTTGGTCAATGACTTTCGCCGAAATAAGTTTAGCGCTTGACGGTCACCGCGAAGTGGAAGAATACCGTGAGCGATATGCGTGGGAGCGCGTGCGATGGCTCGGCGCGATGACGTTTCAACCGCACCTAAAAAAAGGCCGTAAATTAGCCCCAAAGGATTTGATGCAGTTTCCGTGGGAGCGGCCTGAAAAGAATCGGCACAACCTTACGAAAGAGGAATTAAAGCAGCGAATACTAGAGCGTGACCAATGGCTAAACTAAACGACTTAATTGTAACGATCGGCGCCAAGACGCGCAGCTTTGATAAAGCGTTAGGCTCTTCTATGCGGAAGATGCAAACGTTTGGCAAGAACACCAAGCAGCTCGGTAAATCGTTATCACGCAACCTTACCGCACCAATTGCAGCCATTGGCGGCTTGGCTGTGAAAACGGCGGCCAGTTTTGAATTTGCAATGGCCAAGGTAAAAGCGGTCAGCGGATTCACGGGTGCAGAAATTGGAAAGCTTAGAGACCAAGCAAAACAGCTTGGCGCGACTACATCTAAAAGCGCCTCGGAGGTGGCTGCACTGCAATTGGAACTGGCCAAGCTTGGAAAAACCAGCACGGAAATTGAAGGCATGACCGAAAGCGTGTTAAGCCTTGGTATTGCTTTCGATGAGGATTTAGGAGCCGTGGCCGAAACGGTGGGCGCTACGTTAAATGAATTTGGAATTGATGCCAGCGAAACGGGCCGCGTTGCTGACGTTATGGCAACGGCTTTCGGTAGTAGCGCGCTCGACCTTGAGAATTTCCGCGAGTCGATGAGTAAGGTGGGGCCGATTGCAAATGAATTTGGCTTTTCGCTTGAAGAAACGACTGCCGTGCTGGGTACCCTTGCTAATAGTGCTATCAGCGGCGCAGACGCAGGCACAAAGTTTAAAATGGCGCTTTCGGAATTGGCTTCGGAAGGCGACGACGTAAAAGAAACGTTTGTCAAACTTATCAAAGGCAAGATTTCGTACACGGAAGCCATGAACGTCTTTGGTAAACGTGCCGCGATTCTTGGCCCGATTTTAGGCAAGAACGGCGAAAAGCTTGCCGAGCTTCAAACGAAGCTGGAGAATTCTGAAGGCGCGGCAATTAGCGCACGGAAGGAATTAGAAGAAACTGCTATGGGCGGATTTGCCGCTTTGCAGAGCGCCGTTGAAGCTGCCGCCATTACGCTTGGCGAAGGATTGATGCCAACGATAAATAAAGCAGCTCGATTTATTACAGACCTTGCCAGCGGGATCGCAAACATGAACAACGAAACGCGCGAGAGCGTTATAAAGTTTGCAGCTATTGCGGCGGCAATCGGTCCGCTGCTGGTTGTGTTGCCTTCCATCATTGGCGCGATTGGTATGCTTATTAGTCCCGTCGGTTTGATTACTGCTGCCATCGTTGGGCTTGGTATTGCCATTGTCACCTTTGCCGATGAGATTGCGCCGTATATCACGGACGTTATTAATTACTTCATTACGCTCTACAACGAATCGACAACGGTAAGGAATATAATTGGAGGCATTAAAGGCACGGCGATAGTGGTTTTTGATTTTCTTGCGTTTGCTCTTGATAGCGTCATAGAGGGATTCAAAGACCTTGGCCGCGTTATAAGTGCTTTTCTAAGCGGCAACATCGATGAAATACCGTCTATAATAGGAGAAGCGTTTACTAACTCAGCCGAACGCATGGCCGAATTTGGAACGAAAGCGGCGGAAGACTGGAGAACAGCGGTAGAAGATGAGTTGCAACGCGAGAAGCTTGAACTGGTTACTGATGAATCGGTAGCCGATGCAGCTTCACGCCTTTTTGGTATTATGGATTTAATCCCAACGTTTGCAATGGGCGGCGGTGGGGGTGCTGGAATAGAAACACCGCAAGTCGGTGGATTACTCAAAAAGCTTGGAAAAGGCACAACAGCGCCAACTGTAGAAGGCGCACTTAACATCGTCGACATTGAGATGGACGAGGACATTGTGGAAGAGGAGGACATTAACCAAGTCATTGCAGCGGCTGACCTTGTGAAACGACGCACGGAAGCCATGGCGCAAAGCGTTAGCCGATTTGTGGAACACGCGTTTAACCAAATAGCAAGCGGTACGCAGACGTTTAGCGAGGTGATGACGGATATGCTAAAAAACCTTGTAAAGCAGTTGGCTATTATGGTCGCGCAGTTCATCATTCTCAACACTTTATTTGGAGGCATGGGCGTTGGCGGTATGAACCTCCGTGAATTCATACGCAGCGGCTTTGGTCTTCCGCAAGGTCTTCCGCAATTTGCCAGCGGCGGTATCGTAAGCGGTCCTGTTATCGCGCAGGTCGGTGAATACGCAGGCGCGTCGCATAATCCTGAAGTCATAGCACCGCTTAGCAAATTGCAGGCTATGATGGGCGGCCAAGCTGTACAGGTGACAGGCAAGATTTCAGGCCGCGATATATTGCTGACAAGTGAACGCAACAGCATCGACCGCAACCGTGTAAGAGGATTTTAATGGCTGACCCAATACGACTACAGGCAGAATTTACCGACGATCTTGGAACCGATTGGCAGGTAAACATTCACGACAGCGATTACGGTGGCAGCATCGTACCGTTTAAGCTTGGCGCGGATGGTTTCGTGCTGCGATACAGCGGAAACAATGAGGACCGATACCAACCCGTGATTGGTAGCGAAGTGACGTTCACGCTGACGGAAGAAAACAGCACGCATGAAACGTTCATGAACTTGCTGGCTCAAAACGTTGAGGTACGTTTTTCGGTAAGCATCCGCAAAGACCCTGACGGCACAAACGAATTTTGGTGGGGCGGCATCTTGTTGCCTGAGCAGGTAGTGAGGCCGTTTGATTATTACCCGATTCAAAACACGCTCACGGCCTCGGACGACATCGGCAACCTGCAAAGCGTCAAGTACAACAATGACGGTAGCGCCTATACAGGATTCAAGTCAGGCGTTGAACACTTGTTAAATTGTTTGAATAAGACACGGACGACGCATCTATGGGGAACGGATGATTTCCTGTATTACGTCAACGATTTCGATAGCATCGACTACACAGGCAGCGATCAGCTTGACGATACACGCATCAGTCATTATGGCCTTTACAATCCTGACGAAAACAACGTCAACCAATTTTACAGCGCCTTCGAAGTGCTGGAAAGCTTGGCGCGCGTATTCAACGCTCGCGTTTTTCAAGCGCAAGGCAAATGGTGGTTTTTACCTGTAGGAGCGCAGAAGTACAGCACTACGCTCACGGTAGAAGGCACGCAGAAGGACGGCACGGCGCTCACGCAGCAGAGCATAGCAGCCGCCAAATCATTTGACAGCACGTTCGAGCGTTTAAACGGTTACGAATACACTTATTTGGCGCCATTAAAGACCGTGCGACGAACGCGAAGGTATAACGGAAACTATCCTCTTATCCTTGACAACTTACACACGGAGAGCGAATTTGGCACGACGCTAAGTGACACCGACATTGATTACGTCAGCGGCACGGTATTGGCCGTCAGTGGCACGTTCAATTACACGTACGACGGCGACGGAACGAGCACAGAAAACGACCGCATTGGCCGTGTAGAATTGGAATTTGTTGTGAAAGTTGGCACCAAATACCTACAGCGGAACGTGACGTACACAGGCTCGCAGCTTGTATTTAACGGTTTCGGCGATCCTGATGAATTCCCGTATGAATACACGACGCACGTATATGGCGATACCAGCTTGAGCAGCTCGGCGGCCACGTATACAATTGTCAGCCCAATATTTGACGAGCGCGAAGGCGAAAGCTTATCCATTCCTTTTCATATCGTTTTACCAGCATTAACGGCGCAGGAAAACGGCCTTGACATAAGCGTAGACATAAACGGCATCGACGATACAGGCGCAGCAGATAGCAACCTAACGAACACCGCAAACGCCAGTTATAACATCGTAGTTTTGCGTGCTGACGTTTTAGAGCCTGAAGGGTTGGGCGATGAGGTTTCGTATACGGCAACAAACAGCGACAGCGCGCGCGCCGATTTGGACCAAGGTTTGGTATTGTTCGGAGATTATCAAACTGTAAACGCAGACGGTACAATAAGCTTTATTGAAGGCATCACGCAGACGTTCAGCACGTCGTGGCAGTCGCTCAATTACACGGGCACGGGTTTAAGTATTAACCGCCTCGGCGTTCAGGAAGTACTTGGCGGCCAAGTAAAGCCGACGAGAGTACAGCGCGGCGAAGTGTACGGCTCACCGATTTATATGTGGCAAGTAATTGATGACAGCGACGGCGATTATGCATTATTCGAAATGACGTACACGGCGCGCAGCGTTATGAATCAGCTTGAAGCCTTTTTAATTGAGCGAGACGTTACAATTGTGATTACTGACCAAGAAGGCACGCACGACGTAATTACGCCAATTACAGAGGCGGACGTTTTACGCTCGGCGACTGCTTTTAATGTCACCAATAGAATGCTAGGAGTTGGCTACGAAGGTTTCGGCAGCAGAAATCAAACCGTAAACCGCAGCATTGCGCACCGCGACACGGTAACGGTTAGCGTAAACGATACCGACCTGCATATATTCAACACGTGGACTGGTCCTAACGGTTACGGCGGTTTAGAATTACCTCCAATTGCGGAAAGTCATGGCCGCATTATTCAATTTCATTCGGACAGCACGATAAGCGCAAACACTTACGTGCGACTGATTCCAAATACGGGTGACACAGGCGTAACGATTGACGGAGCCAGCAGTTATAACTTTGACCGCAATTACGACGGAATAACTATCTTAGGGCACACAGACGACAATTGGTATATCATACAGAAAAAGGACAAGTGATGACGGATCTATTGATAGCATTGGTGCCAGTTGTGGCGGGTTTAATTGGCGTTTGGGTCAACCTGAACAGTACGGTGGCGCGCCTGAAAGGTCGCGTCGTGCAGCTTGAATTGTCGCAGGACGAACTCAAAAGAGACATTAAAGAACTTTTAAAGAGCGTCCACAACATCGAGATTATGATTGCCAAAATGAACGCTGAATGATTTGGATTATCTTGGCGACGGTGTTTGCTAACATGGTATACAAGGCGCGTGAATATGGCCGCGCCGATATTGCCGACCTCATCATATTTGTCGCCGCCCTCGGAATACTTTTTTTATGAGATACTTCCAGCCTGAAGAATTCGATTGTAAGTGCAGCAAATGCCGCACCAATAACGAAGGACGCGGCGCTGAAATGATGGATGATTATTTTTTGCAGATGCTGGACGACGCCCGCCATAAAGCTGGCGTACCATTCCGCATTACGAGCGGTTACCGATGCAGCTTGCACAATCGCGCCGTTGGAGGCGTCAAGGATTCCGCGCACACCAAAGGGCTCGCTGCCGACATCGCTTGCAGCGACAGCAGGACACGCGGCTACATTATCGGCGCATTGTTCGAAGCTGGATTTAATCGCATCGGAATTCATCCGCATTTTATCCATGTCGACGACGACCCCAGCAAGGACGCTGATGTAGTTTGGCTTTACAAAGAATGAAGATAAATCAAATCAGCCGCACGGTTCACGAGGTGAAGATAGAGCAGGCGCCGCAGCGTATGCTGTTTATTAGCGACGTTCACTACGATGCAAAAAAATGCGACCGAGCGATGTTGAAGCGGCATTTGGACGAAGCACGCAACACCAATACGCCCGTTTTCATATTTGGCGACTGGTTTGATCTGATGCAGGGCAAGTGGGATCCACGCGGAACGTACAGCGACCTACGACCCGAATACAAAAGCATTACGTACCTCGATGACGTAATAGAGGACAGCGCCGAATTTCTGACCAAATACAAAGACGTGATCCGATTCTTTGGACGCGGCAACCATGAAACGAACATTGAAAAGCGGATGCACACCAGCCCGCTCGACCGCGTGGCATACATCGTAAACAAGAACGGCGGCAATATTCAGGTTGCAGGATATAGCGGCTGGCTGTGGATGCAGATTTATGTAAAAGGCAAACGCCGCAGCTCGACGTTCGTACATTATCATCACGGCATCGGCGGCAACGCTCCCCGGTCAAAAGGCGTTTTGCGCGTAGACATTGACCAAATGCAGTTTAAGGACGCCAGCATGATTGTGCGCGGGCATACGCATCAAAAATGGCATTTGCCCGTAACGTCCGATCGTATCAGCCGATTTGGTAAGCTGTACCAAGACAGCGTACACCATTTGCAGCTTGGCAGTTACAAGATGCTCGGCGACCGCTTTGCAGGCTGGGCTACCGAAAAAGGCTTTAATACGCCACGGCTTGGTGGCTGGTGGGTTACCTTGCACAACTCAAACCACGATTTACCGTACTGGAAAATCGAAGAAGCACAATAACATGAA